TGTGCGTGACGGACCACCCGAGCACCGCCGGCAGCTGGTCGAACCGTCTTTCGACCGATGCCGACCTATCGGAAGCGGCTCTGGAAGACATGATGATCCAGATCGCTCAGGCAAAGAACGATCGCGGCCACATCATCAACCTTCGCGCCATGAAGCTCATTGTTTCCTCGAGCGACATGTTCAATGCGAAGCGCATCCTGAAGTCGGATCAGCAGTCAGGCACCGCGAACAACGATCTGAACGCCCTGAAGGGTATGCTTGACTATACGGTCAATCACTACCTGACGGACACTGATGCGTGGTTCATCAAGACCGACTGCCCGTATGGCCTCCAGCTGTTCGAGCGTCGTGCGCTTGCGTTCACGCAGGACAACGACTTTGACACCGAGAACGCCAAGGCGAAGGCCACCATGCGTTTCAGTGTTGGTTGGACGGACCCGCGCAGTCTCTACGGCACGCAGGGCGCCTAATACGACCTAAGACGGGGGCCTCGGCCCCCGTTCCCTTCTTTAGCGTCCGCAAGGACGTTCCACCCAGAACGCTTTAGAAAGGCACTATCATGGGTACTCCGACCCGTTTCCCCTATGGCATGACGAACGTCGCCAAGGCAAATCCGCTCGGCGATTTCATTGCCTCTGATCCGACCAAGACTCACGTCTATTTCAACGACTTCGACACCTATGTGGTCGGAGACTGGACCATCACCACGACTGAGGCAGGCGCCGGTTCGGCGACCGAGGCCCTTGGCGATGCTGATGGCGGCGTGCTCGTCATCACCAACGATGCGGCCGACAATGATTTGGATTTCTTCCAGAAGGTTGGCGAGAGCTTCCTGATGGAGGCGGGCAAGAAGGCTTGGTTCAAGGCGCGCTTCAAGGTGTCTGACGCCACCCAGTCCGATTTTGTGATGGGCTTGCAGGTCACGGACACAACCCCGCTGGACGTGACTGACGGCATCTATTTCATGAAGGATGACGGTGACGCGCAGCTGGATATTTACTGCCGTAAGAACGCGACGACCGGATCTACTTCCGCGACCAACATCGCGACGGTTGCTGACGACACCTACCTGAGCGTGGCTTGGTATTACGACGGGAAAAGCTCGGTTAAATACTTCGTCAACGACGTCCACAAGGGTACTCTGGACGGTTCGTCCACCTATCTGCCCGACACCGAACTGACTGTTTCGTTCGGCATCCAGAACGGCGAGGCAGTCGCGAAGATCATGACCGTTGATTACATCTTTGCCGCCAAGGAGCGGTGAAGGCCATCAATCAACTGGCGGGGCTTCGGCCCCGTCTTTCTCCTTCTGAGGATACGAGATGGCAACACGAGCTTTCATTACCGAGTTTGCGGACTGGCCGCAGCAGAAAAACCTCGTCATGGCGAAATGGTCGCCTCGAGTGGTTGAGCAGACCCCGATCGCGGACATCACCTCGTCATCGCAGTCGGCTGCGTTTGCTGCCACCACGCGCTACATCATGTTTTCTTGCGACGGGGCGTTTCACTGGACGATCGGCAGCAACCCGACCGCAACCACGTCAAAAATGCGCTTTCCGGCTGATACGGTCTATCACATCGAAGTTCAGCCCGGCGACAAGATCGCCTTCATTGCGGGCACCTGATGACCAAAATTAGCGACCTCACAGCCGGCCCGGCAATCACGGGCACGGAAGAGGTTCCCGCGCGGCTTGGCGGCTTGAACTATCGGTATTCCTTCTCTCAGGTCTTGACCTACGTTCAGGCCTCTTATGGAAGCGGGATTGCGACGTTTCTTGCCACGCCCAGCAGCGCGAACCTTCGTGCGGCGCTGACGGACGAGACTGGCACTGGCGCGGCTGTATTCGCGACCTCGCCAACTCTGGTGACGCCGACGCTGGGCGCCGCCACGGCAACGTCAGTAAACGCGCTGACAATCTCGAATACGGGCGGCGGTACGCTCAGCATCGCCAGCGGCGCCACTCTTACGTCAAACGTGTCAGTTACTTTGGGCGGCGTTGCGAGTTCTTTGACGCTCCAGGGCTCCGGAACGGTCGTAACCCGCGACTCGACCGATACGCTGACGAACAAGACCTTTGACACGGCCGGCGCTGGCAACGTCTTCAAGATCAATGGGACGACGATTTCAGCTAACACCGGGTCTGGATCGAACGTTCTTGCCACTGGACCGTCCATCAGCGGCGCTACGATCACCACGTCCACCTACAACGGCAACACATGGACCGCCGGCACGGGTGTTCTGACGATTGCGGCATCGAAGACGCTGACGGCCAGCAACACGCTGACACTTGCCGGGACTGACTCCACGACGATCACATTCCAGGGGACGGATACCTACGTTGGGCGAGCGACGACTGACACGCTGACCAACAAGACCATCAGCGGCGCATCCAACACACTCTCTAACATCGGTAATTCGTCGCTGACCAATTCGGCGATCACGATCAATGGCGTCTCTACGGCTCTCGGGGGGACTGCTACCCACTCGCAATTGACGGCATCGTTGGGCGCTGATGTCTCCCTAAACAACACCGCGAACTATTTCGACGGGCCTAGCGTCGCCCAGGGCACTTCTGGCACTTGGTTCGCCTCTGGCACGGTTACGTGCGTCGATACATCCGCTGCTGCTGCCTTCATTGCAAAGCTCTGGGACGGCACAACAGTAATAGCTTCGGCCCGTATCACTTCAACGGGGGCTAACAACCCAGTTTGCATCTCGCTCAGCGGATACATTTCCTCCCCCGCCGCCAACATCAGAATTTCTGTCCGCGACAGCGCCAGCACGTCGGGATCGATCGCCTTTAACAATTCTGGCAATTCCAAGGACAGCACCCTATCCGTCATTAGGATTGCTTGATGGCTGGTCCCAGTTATCGCTCCGGGGACTTCTGGCGCATTTGCGACAGATGCGGCTTCAAATACCGAGCGAGCCAGACGATGCGGACATGGGACGGCTTGTTCGTTTGCCGCGACGATTGGGAAACGAGGCACCCGCAGGATTTCGTGCGCGGCCGGAAGGACATTCAGAATGTCCCTAATCCGAGGCCGGAAGCTGCGACCGTTTATGTTGGCCCGTTCGAGCCGATAGAAACCGAGTTTGGTGTTCCGCTTGAAACTGAATCTGGCTCTTATCTGACGCTGGAAGCATGACCACATCAGGCACGACAACACTTTCGCGCAACCGCGATCAGATTATTGCATCGGCGCTGCGCAAGATAAATGCCTTCGAGCAGGGGGAGACCCCTGACAGCGCCGCCGTGAATGAGGCGTCCGATGCTCTCAATGCCATGGTCAAGCATTGGCAGGCGTCAGGCATTGAAATCTGGACAACGGAAGAGGCCATACTTTTCCCCGTCGCAGAGCAGTATCGGTACACGATTGGCGGCAGCTCGACAGACCGCATCGGCGCCAATCCTTCGCAGACGACGCTTTCTAGCGATGCTGCTGCTGCCGCTTCAGCCGTGGTGCTGACGAGTGTGGATGGTGTCTCTGACACCTACACTATCGGCATTGAGCTAGATGATGGCACGATCCAGTGGACGACCGTGAATGGGGCGCCGGCAGGGACGACCGTCACGCTTACCGCGCCGCTGACTGGGGCTGCGTCTTCCGGAAACTTCGTGGTCGTCTACGAAGAGGCTCTGGCCCGGCTGATCAAGGTCATTGATGGCAGGCGCTACAACCTGGCCAGCCAAATTGAAGTGCCTTTGGCTGAAATGGACCGCCTCGAATACATGGATATGCCGAACAAGACTTCTACTGGCGCTGTCAATAGCTTCTTTTACGATCGCCGCGGCGGACCTGTAAATTCGGGCTTGCTTTACCTCTGGCCTTCTCCGGCAGATACAACTGAGGCCATCAAGCTTACGGTGGCGCGGCCGGTCGAAATCTTCCAGGCGGCGGGCAACACGCCAGATTTCCCGGAAGAGTGGATCAGGGCAGCGGAATGGGGGCTCGCCGACGAACTCGCGGATGAGTACGACGTGCCGGAGCCAAAGCGCTCCAGGATAGAGCGACGCGCTAGTCAGTATCTCCAAGAGGTCAACTGGAACGAGCGCGAGCTGGTCTCTATTCAGTTTATCCCAGATAACGGCCGATGAAAATTCCATTTGCGACGAACTCGTATAAGAGCCCGTCGCTTCCGATCTCAGCTCAGCGCGTCGTCAATATGTACGCCGAGCGGCAGCCGCCGGACGCAAAGACAGATGTGGCTGTATTCGGCCATCCCGGAATCGTGGAATTAGCGACATGCGGCGTCGGCCCGGTCCGCGGCTTCCACAAGATGGGCGGCGTTCTCTACGTCGTATCGGGGCAACGGCTCTACAGCGTTTCGTCGGGCGGCGTTGCTACAGATATCGGAGGATCGATCTCCGGCACATCTCCCGTTTCCATGGACGACAACGGGACGCAACTCGTTATCGTCAACGGCACGAACGGGTATATCTACAGCTCGACGCTTGGGTTTGTCCTGATCTCTGACACGGATTTCAACGCGGCAGAGACGGCGCAGTTCTTTGATCAGCGGTTTTATTTCGACTGGAAGAACACAAACAAGTTCTTCGGCTCTGATCTGCTGGACGGTACGTCCTATAACGCACTGGTCTTTGCATCCGCCGAGGCCCGCCCCGATAACGTGAAAGCGGTCGTTCTGAACAAGCAAATCCTGCTTGTGATGGGCGAGTCTACGATTGAGCCGTGGCAGGATGTTGGAGCAGCCAACATGCCGCTTGAGCGCGTCCCCGGCGTTGTGATCGAGCGCGGTCTATCCGCTCCGAGAGCGACGGCAAAGGAAGACAACACGGTCTTTTTCCAGGGCGATGACCGCAGGTTTTACCGCCTGGATGGCGTCACCCCGGTCGGCATCAGCACGCCGGCAATTGATGCCGAATGGCAGAACTACAGTACGGTTTCGGACACGTTTTGCTTCTCCTATTCGTGGGCTGGCCACAAATTTGTTGTTGTCCAGCTTGTGACTGCAAACAAGACGTTCGTGTGGGATATTGCGTCCGGACTCTGGCATGAGCGCGAGTCGTGGGACATCAACGGGCGGTCCTTGGGGCGCTGGCGCGGCAATTGCGCGATTGACTGCTACGATAAGACCCTGATCGGCGACGCCTTTTCCGGCAAGATCGGATATCTGAGCGCGTCAACCTATGACGAGTTCGGCACCACGACGCAGGCGCTTTGCACATCTCCACCGATCCATAGCGACCGCAAGCGCGTGTTTATCTCGCGCCTCGAAATGGACATTGAGGCCGGCGTTGGCATCACGAGCGGCCAGGGCTCTGATCCCCAGTGGATGCTCCGGTCGTCCAAGGACGGCGGGCGCACCTATACCACCTTGCAGAAGTGGCGCTCAGCCGGCGCGATCGGCGCCAATAGAACAAGGCTGCGCTGGCTAAGGCTTGGACAGGCGAGAGAGAGGGTCTTTGAATTGACCTGCTCTGATCCGGTCAAGCGGACCATCATTGCCGCCAACGGTGACGGGTATATCGGCGAATGACGATATCGACGGCGGCGACCGGAAGTCCAATTCCGAAGCTGAACGGTCTTTTCCCGTTCATCGACGTAAAAACCGGCTGTCTGACCGACCACGGAATCCAGATCTTCAACCAATGGTACAACTTCATCGTTGGGATGAACCGGATCACGCCATGCAACGCCAGTGGGACAAACGTCATTACCCTGACGCCGCTTACCGCATCTCCTCTGATTGAGAAGTATGCCGACTATGAGGTCTTCTCGTTCGTCGCAGCGAATACGTCAACTGGCAGCGTCACAATGACAGTTGTCCCCCGTGACGGGTCGCTGGCGACATTGAAGGCGTACAAAACAAACGGGTCTGCCCAGGCCGGCTCTGGTGACGTTGTTTCCGGGTCGCTCTATCTGGCGATATACAATGACGCGCTTGACAGCGGGGCCGGAGGTTTCGTTCTGAAATGATAGAAATCCGCCAGATGGGCCCTAACGACCTGACGCAGGTCATTGAGATGGGGAAAACGTTCTTTGAAGAATCTCCCTTCGTTTCGTTCGCTGAGTGGGATGAGGGTTCATTCCAGTTGACGGTTTTATCGTTGTTGAGCGGGAGCACGCCTGGCGGGCTTCTGGTTGCGGAAGATGACGGCAAGCTTGTCGGGATGGCGGCTTACGTCATCTTCCCGCTCTACTTCAACCTGCGCACGCATCTTGCGCAGGAAGTGTTCTGGTACTGCCTGCCCGCGCATCGCAAGGGGCTCGGGTCTGATCTGATGGATGAGCTTGAGCGTGACGCGATGAAAAACGGAGCGAAGGTTTTCATCGGCGCGAATATGTCTGGCGAGCGCGACGCAGCCTTTGCGCGCATCTATCGCCGCCGCGGCTATATGCCGGGTGAAAATACCCACATCAGGATTTTGTCTTCATGATCGGTACTGGGCTTGCCATTCTCGGCGCTGGCCTCTTGGGGGCTGGAGCGTCTATCTATGGCGCTAACGCCGCATCTTCTGCACAGAAGGACGCCGCCAACAAGGCCGCTGCCATTCAGCAGCAGGCCATGGATTACCAGAAGCAGAACTATGACACTGCCGCCGGTAATCTCAATCCGTTCATCAAGACGGGGACTGGCGCCAATAATCTCCTCGCTTCGTTCTATGGCCTTAATGGCTCTGACCCTGCGCTTGGCAAGAGCGCGCTGGAGCGCTTCCAGCAGTCTCCCGATTACCAGTTTGCTCTCAAGGGCGGGACTGAGGCGCTGGACAATTCCGCGGCTGCAAAGGGCGGCGTTCTCGGTGGTAATCAAATCAGGGCGCAGACAGAATACGGCGCGGGCTTGGCGACGCAGAATTTGCAAAACTACCTGACGCGGCTTACGGGCCTCTCAGGTCAGGGCATCCAGGCCAGCGGCTACCTTGGCCAGATCGGGACTGGCGTCGGCTCTCAGGTCGGAACTTCAGCCAACAACATGGCGAACTCGACCATGGCGGCTGGCACAGCTGAGGCTTCCGGCATTCTCGGCACGGTCAAGGGCATCGATAGTGGCCTTAACTCGCTCTCGCTCTACAACCAGTTGGGCAAGTCGAGTTATGGTGGCACGCCGAACTATCTTGCGAGCTACAACGGCAACCAGATCGGAGGGCTGTACTGATGTCGATCATCGACAACACCCTCGCGGCACAGGTTCCTCAGTTCGACCCAGCGACGCCACTCAAGCAGGCGGCAACGCTTCAGGCGGCTGATCAGGAGTTGCAGGCGAACCGCTTCAAGCAGGCTCAGCTCGAGATTGGCTCGGAAGCGCGTGGTCTTGCTGCCGTCCAGAACTCGCCGGAGTTTCCGCAGCGCTGGGCTGAGGCTGCTGACCGACTGCACTCCAAGGGCTTGCTGGATGATCGGGCCTATGCGCAGTGGCGCAATACGCCGTCGCCGCTGCTCTTGAAGCAGATGATTGCTCAGACTGAAGACCCCACGCTGAGCTTCCGTAAGGAAGAGGCGGGTCGCGACCAGAAGAACCAGGATAGGAATTATTTGCTGGCGCAGCGTCGGCTCGCGTTGGCGGAGGACAAGACGCCTACGGGCTTTGAAAA